AGGGCGAGCGGGGCGCCGGTTTTGGCGGCGGCGATCATCAGGATCAAGACCGCATCGGCCGGGTCATTCAACATTTTCCAGTTCACGGTGGCGCCGAGTTGGGTCACGCGTTCCGTCTTGATCGGCACGGTGGCGCCCGTCCCGCGGCCGGTGGTCGATCCCTTCTCCGGCTGCAGGTCGTAATCGACGTCGGTGGCGTTCGTCACTTGCGTCGCGGCCGTCGTGCCGGCGGTGCCGATGTACAGTTTCTGTTCGAAGCCCATTTCTTCCGACATCGGTCAGACTCCTATGTGCCAATGGATCCGGCCCAGTCGCCGGCGATGCGTGTCAGATTCTGTTGGAGCGCCGGCAGCATGAACGGCCGCTGTTCGAAGGTCGCGCCCTTGTACTCGCCGCCCAGTTCATGCGGGCTGCCAGCCGTGCCGATCTGGGAGGCGATCGTGCCGATGACGGCGCCTTCGCGATCGGCGGCGTAGCGGATCGCGCGGCGGATGAGCCCCCGCTTGGTATACGGTGGCTTGCCGGCCGGGGCGGCCGTTTTGGCTCCCACCGCTTTGAACCGTCCCTTGGTGTCCCGGCCGCTGCTGGTCGGACGCTTGACGATCGACTTGCGCGCGTCCTCCATAATCGCGTGGGCACCCTGCCGATGCGTGGCGAGCGCAGCCCGGCCTGCCGCGTCCTCGACGCGTTTGGTGCTGTCCTCGATCTTGACTCCCATGCCGAACATCAGAGCGTCCTGCTGCCCTCGAACATGAGGCGGACGATACTCAAGAACTGCCGATACTCCCGCAAGTGCTTGCGGCTGTAGGTCAACACGATGTCACTGGATTGCCACACCGCCGCTTCGAATCCGGACAACCGGCCGGCCACGAAGAAGTGATGCAAGGCCTCCGTCAGGTACACCAGCGAGTCCAGCTTCGCCCGTTCGACACGGTTTTCCACGTTCTGGTCCTGCCGGCCGAATTTCTTGCGGACCGCGATGTCGAACCCCAGCCGATGCTTGACTTTCCCGCGCGATGCCAGTTCCGACTTGGCGTAGGCCGTCTGCAGCGGCACGACATCGACGTGCAGCACGTTTTCGACTTTGAGTTCGTCGGCCCAGTCCGCGTAGGACCGCGCGGCCGAGAACTCGATGCCCCACTCGTGTTCGTTGATCGCCTCGACGATGGCGTCTCCGGCGGACACGATGAGTGCTTCCGCCATCGGCGGGCCTCCCTGCCTCTATCCCAGCCGCTTGCTGTGGATCAACCAGTGTTGAAAGTGCAGCTCCGCCGCCGGGCGGTCGCCCAGCGGCAAAACCTCGAACATGTCCCCGAGCTTGTCGGTAAGCCAGTCGCCTTCTTTCGGTGCGACCGGTTCGCCGTCGACCAGGTATTCGCTGATGTGGATCAGCCAGTCCCGACCGGCGGTGACGGTCAAGACGCCGTTGGTGTCGACGATTTCATAGTCTCGGTCCCAGACTTGCGCCGTGGCCGTGGCGGACGCCGTGTCACCCCGCGCGATCGTGGCCTCTTCGCCGAAGCTCTCGGCGAACTGGTCCGCGACGTCGGCAAAATCTTCGGTGAAGCCCATGGGGCTGCTCTCTCGTCACGGGGTGACGTAACATTGGCCCGCGCGGACACGGAGGCCCGCGCGGGCCCTTCGGATGATGTGCGTCAGGACGCCAGGTCCGTGGTGCGGATTGCCAGGTGGGCAATCCGGATCTCGCCCGGCGTGTCGTTGGAGGTTTTTTCCAGGTGTGCCAACAGCTTGAGCGGTCCCGTAGCCGCGTTGAGCTTGAAGGTGCTCGCCGCCAACACGCGGACGCCGTTGATGTAGATCTTGATGTTGGTCAGATCCCGGCAGTCGAAGCGGAAGTCGAAGTAAGTGTCGTCCACCGCATCGACCGTGGTGTCCGTCGCCGCCACTTCGGTCGTGCCGTCGTCCGACTCGGCGAGGATGTCGAGCGCCGTGCCGTCCAGGTGGAGGAACAGGCTCTCCGTGATCGAATCGGCATCGCTGGCGTGCGTGGCGATGGCCACGCCCACGTTGATGTCCACCACGTTGGCATCGCCGATGTCGTAGACGGCCATCCGGCCCTCCACCACGAACGGAATCGCCACGGGTACCGATGCCTGGGACAAGGCGTCGACCTTCTGGACCTCGGCCGTCGCGCTGAAGGCCAGCTTGGCATAGCCGGGCCCCATGGTCAGGGCCGGCGTCCCCGCCGTCAGGACGAGGACCGTGTCGGCCGGCTGCCGCAGGAGGTCGACGACATACACCGGCTGCACGTTCAGGTCGACGCTCACCGTCGTGTCGGCGGACGCCGCATCCGCCAGGGCCACGCCCAGCACGAAATCAGCGCCGGCCACCGCTTGCAGCGGCGTGGCCGTGTTGGCCGAGCGGTCCCAATAGACGCGGTCACCCTTGAGGATGACGACGCCGGCCGTCTTGGCGAACGTGTGCTGGCCGGTCGTCTTCAGGCCGGCCTCCTCGCCGGAGGTCAGGGCGCGCAGGCCTTGGACCACCGCGGCGCGGCCGTCGGCCAGTTGGATCACTTCGCCGGACGCATAGCCGGCAGCCGGGGTCGGCTGGGCGACCACGTCGGAACTGTTGGAAAGAAGTGCTTCGGACATCGTTACAGGCTCCAGTGTGGGTCAGATGGACGGTTGAGGCGTCACATCCGGCCGCGGCGATCGCGGCCGGCTCCGGTGTGTGGTGGCGAGGTCAGGCCGCGCCGGTGCTCTTGTAGAGGCCGGGGTAGTCGGCCACGATCACGCAGACGTCGAAATTGATGTCCCAGCCGATACCCCACTGCCCGCGGTCCAGCGTGTACTGCCGCATGACGGGCATGCCGTTGGTGCCGCGGCGCGTGCCGACGCGGATCGTGCGTTGGCCGCCGGCGGAGAGGAACCAGTTGGTCGCGCTGCCGGTCCGGGTGACTTTGTCACGCGGGTCATAGACACCCGCCGCGCCGACTCGGTCGTCGACCACCAGCTCCACCTGCTGCTGCTGCAGGATCTGCAGCATGGCGTTGGACACTGCGTTCAGCGGGATGTAATCGGGATCGCTCCGTGTGCCGTGCGTCTTCGCCAGGGCCACGCCGTGGAGGATGGTGCCTGCGGTGAACATCAGCGCGCCGGGCACGACCATATAGCGTGGCCGGATGCCCAGTACCACGCTGCCCTCGCGCTGTTCGGACATCGCCTGGATGGCGGCGGCGAAGCTTGTCGTCGAGAGCGCACCCGTCCCCAGGTTGCTGTGGTCGGTGTGGAAGAGGGCCGTGCCGTCAGCCACCAGCGCGGGGTTGGCGAGCAGCGTGCTGTAGACCAGGTCGGGCCGCAACCGACGGGCCGCCTGACCCATCTCGAACGGCATCGCCAGGATCGCACCCAAGCGATCGTCGAGCAGGTCCTGTTCGTCCACCGTGAACTTCTTGGCGTACCGCCCCAACCGGTAGGTCTCATGCTGGTCGGACAGGATGGCGTCGTTCGCAGTCCCGCCGCGCGGCAGCTTGTCCAGTGCCGCCCCGCCCTTTTGCAGCGTGATGTCTTCCTGGATCAGGAAGTTGGGGATATCCGCCTCGCTGGCGCACCAGCCGGTCGAATCGGGGATCTCGTTCCAGCCCGCGACGATGCGGGCGTAGACGTTGGTGGAGAACACGTGGTTGAGACTGGCGCCCGAAACGGCCATGCGGACCGCTTCCTCGGGATCCATCTCGATCCGCCCCGTGTCGAGCTGCACGCACATCCGGCAGAGGTCCACGGCCGGCAGCCGCGAGAACCGCTCGCCGCGGTCCGCGTCCTGCGCCGTCAACGGCTCGCCGCGGCGGCCTCGGCGGCCGTCGTACAGGCGGGCCTGGGTGGGATCGTCCCCCGCGCGGGCGATCAGCGCGGCGGAGAGGCTGCGGACGCTGAGGTCGGTCTCGAAGCTCCGGCTGTGAATCGCGGGGCCTTGCACCGCCGGGTTCTGCGGAGCGCGGCGTCCCCGCACCTCGGTTAAAAACGCCGGGGCGGCCCGTTCGGCCGTCCAGCCTTCGGCGATCGCCCGCTGGCGCGTTTCCGGGGAAACATCAGTTCCGGCCAGCTCCGTAATCTGCCGCACGCGCTCGCGTTCCGCGGTGATCGCCGCCTGGCGGACCTGGTCCTCGGTCAAGCCGGGAGCCGGCGGATGCGCCGGCGGCTGCACGGGAGGCGCGGTGCGCTGCCCCTCGGGGGGCGGAGCACCCGCTCCCGGGCCTTGGTGCCCGTCGGCGGCCGCCCGCTGTTCGAGCGTCAGACCGGCATACAGCGTCTGCGCCTCGGCGTCCGTGGCGTCGGCCCGCAAGCCGTGGTGTTGCTCCAGGTAAGCGCGAAGTGTCGGCGGCATCTCGGAAGTCTCCTGTCGTTGAGAGAAAGTGGTTTCGTCGCCGCGGATCTTCGCGGCCTGGTCGGCGCCGATGGCGAGGAGACTGCCCTCGCGCGGCGTCCATAGCGTGGTGACCCGTAGCGACCGTTTGCCGGCGGTGAACGTTCGGCCGGCGACCGAGGCCGTCTGCCCGGCCGGAATTCGGACCGCACCGTCCCCGACGCGGTAGCCGACACTGATGTCGGTCAGGTGCCCGTCGCGCACCTTGGCCCAGGCGCGGAGGCTGGGATCGTCGCCCGCGAAAAAGAGTCGGCCCACGAGCTGGTTGTGTTCGACGCGGAGGTTCCGAATCGATCCCAACACGGCATCGAGTGACCCCTTGTAGTGGTTGTCCAGCAGCGGCAGCTGCGGCGGCAGCTGAACGCCGGACATGAGCAGCCGCTCGGAGAGGATCTCGCCGCTCATCCAGTCGTGGACCTCGACCTCGTTTTCGGTCGCGAGGACGGCCTCCACGCTGCGATCCGCCTCGTTGGCCGTCGCGGCGCGGATGGTCATCGTGCGGCTGGTCAGGTCGCGTGTGACCTCCTGGCGCAGGGTGAGACGCGGGGCCGCAGACGCAGCGATCGCCTGTTCGCCCAGGGCCAGACCGAGACGTCCCTTCTGATCCAGCGGCAGCCGCTGGTAGAACTCTTGAGCCGCGCCGGGCGACGCCTCCGGGGCAAGACCGAGACGTTCTAGCTCCGCGCGCCACAGGGCCGGAAACTGGGTGCGTTCAGACTGCATGGGCCGCCTCCTCGTCCTGCTCGGCGAGTCGGTCGTCGACGATGTCGGCGACGCTCGCAGTTGGTGTGGGTTGAGCGGTCCACCACGCCGGCAGTTGGACCCCTGCTTCAGCAAAGGCGCGCTCCACACGCTGGAGGGTGCGCAAGTGCGTGTCGAGATTGCTGCCGCGCGCGGCCAGCGCGCCGGCAAAGGACACGGTGCGATTGCGGAGGCCGGTTTCCTCGGCATTGGCTTCTTTGACGGGATCCACGTGCGGCCGCGGTGTCCACGTCCAGATGTATTGGACGAATTTGGGTCGGCGGCGCAGGGCCGGCACACTGAACCGGGCTTCAGCCGCGACCAGGTCTGCCAGGCGGTTGAGCGTGCCGTAACTGGTGGGCGTGCCGCTCAGCCAGCCCTGGATGCCCTGCACCGTGCGGTTATAGGTCTGGGTGTCCAGCCGCGCGGAGGAATAATTGTGCTTGGTAGCGTCCAGGCGGACCATCAACAGCGGCATCCCAAAGGGCCGTCCGATGTCGCGTTGGCGCTCGGCGCGGAACTCCGGATACTGCGCGGGCGGCTGCGAGGCTTGATATTGCCAGGGCTTCCAACCCGGGGGAGCCATCTTGAGCGTCCGCCGTTCCATCGTGGTCCGTTCGGGCGTGTTCCACACCGGGGCGTCGGGATGCTCGGTGTAGAGCAGGGCCGCGGCATCGGCCATTTGCCGGGCGGCGTCCTGGACCTGCGCGTCATAGTCGCGCAGATCGGCCACGGCCTGCAGCGAGGGCACGACCCAGGGGAAGCCGCGGGCTTGGCCCTCTTCGTCGAGCACAAACTCGTGGATGATCAGGTCGGGCGGGACGGGCGTGTAGGGCACCAGCGAGGCGCCCGTGGGGTTCGGCGGCGCGATCCAGTACCGCACCGGGCGACCGTCGGCGTAGGGCCGATCGAATTCGATGCCCATCATCAGGTGCGGATTGCCGGCCTGGTCCCACGGCGAGGCGAGCCGGCGGGGATGCAGCAGCCGCAGTCGCATCGCGACCGGGCCTGCGGCCTGCGGATCGGTATCGATCTGGGCCAGAAACTCCCCGCAGCGGGGCAGATTCCGGACCCACAGCTTGAGCATCGCCGTGCCGGAGACGTTGGGCCGGAACGTTGGGGCGGAAAACCAGTCTTCCCAGACGTGCTCGAACGCCTCGCTGTAGGCGTCATCATCGGACAGCACCTGCAGCGTGGGGCCATCGGGTCCTACCACGTCGTCCACCAGCGTGCCCACCACGCCGCACAGCATGCCGTTGTTGCGCGTTTCATGGATGGCTCGGGCGCGCAGCGTGGGCATTTGAGCGAGGAGCCAGGAGTTGATGTCGGTGTCCTCGGCCGCCTGCCAATGCGCCTCGTTGAGGCGATCGGTCTCGGCCACATCGAATCCCCGCTGGCCCCAGGCTGGCGCGGAGTGGTAGCGGGATGCGGCAGCATCCTTGCTGCCCCCGCCGAACCACGATCGAATCCATTCGATCATTCCCGCGCTCTCGCCAAGGAGGTCAATAGTCGCCGGCAGCCGCCGGCCGGGCGTAGACGATCTTGCTCTGTTGCAGCGGGCCGCCCCCGGCAAAGGTCGCGGCGGCCTTCATCTGTCGGCACTGGCCAATGAAGGAATCGATGGCTTGGACGTTGGACCACCCCATCTGCTGGGCGTTGCCGGCTGCCGCGCGCTGCACGTTGGGCAGCACGGCCAGCAGGATCTTGGCCTTCATGGCTGCCAGAATGGCGGCGTCGAAATCCAGTGCATCCAGAGCCGCAGCCGCCGTGGCGGCGTAGGCATTCAGTTGGGCGACATTGCTGCTCATCCTCGTCGGAGTCCCTGCGCCGGTGCGTTACACATCAGACGGAGCAATACCGCCCCATCGGCCAAGGGTCAAAGGCACGTTTACAAATCACTGTGGCGGCGCGGGGTGAAGAAGGGCGGCGGCGCGTCGGCATCCTGGAAAGTGAACGGGTGGCCGCAATGCCGGCAGCGCGCGTGACCCCAGGCCCACCACAGAATTTCTCGCTCGGGCGCCTGGGGGGGTGGCTTGAGGATCTCGCTGTCCTGGCAGCCGCACCGCGGGCATTCGGGGCCGTCGCATAGCTCCAACACGGGATACATCGTTACCTCCGCTTCTGATTCTGACGTCCGAACCAGCTGCGCGGCGCGGGCTTCTGTTCGGCCTGGACGCGCAGCTGCAGCACGAAGTCCGCAGCCGCCACGGAGCTGGTCGCCGCATCCAGGAAGTGGTTGTTGCGGTCGATCCGCTCCCAGACGATCACCCGGCCGCGGCCGGGGAGAAACTTCTCCACCTTCCGCTCAGCGGTGATGTGGGCAGAGTACTCGTCGTGCTCACCCGGATCCGCCGCGGCCCAGAGGGTGAGGGCGCCTGGCTCGTCCGCGGGCATCGAGAGCCGGTCATGGACCTGGCTCTTCCAGCTGTCGACGCTGATGTGGACCAACAGCACGCCGGGCAGCAGCTGGCCGTTGCGGCGTACTCGGCGGATGTCGTACTCGTTGCCCACGTAGACCACGTCGCCCGTGCGCCGCGTGGGCGAGACGTAGCGGCCCGTGCGATGCTGGCCCTCCCCGAAGCCCTTGCTGGGGCGGTACCGCTCGCTGCCGGCGGGCAGCTCCTTGTTGGCGATCCCGCAGAACTGATAGACCGCGTTGGTGTGCTCGTGGTAGCCGCTGTCGATCCAGACTTGGGAGGCCGTGCGCCGCGGGCTGCCGTCGGCGACTGGCCAGCCGCTGTCGAAGTACGTGCGGAGCTGATGCAGCGCGGCCAGCAGGCCGCGCGTCGTGCCCAGCGATTCCCACTCGACGGTCTGCGTCCCATATTCGATCACCGGCCAGTTGCCCGTGGGCCGGACGGCCACCGCGTGCCAATGCAGTTCCCGTTTGCCTGTATCCACCCCGACCGCGATGCCAATGGAGTCCGCGGGCACCACGCCGCGCCGCAACTCGCCCCGGCGGCCGGCGACGTGGTCAGCCTCGAGGCGCGTGAGATCGATTTCCGGCGGTTCGTAGGGCAACGTCCAGACGAACTGCCGCATCTTCTTTTCCGCGTTGTCCCGGTCCCGGCTTTTGGCTGCCAGCCACTCCTCGGCCCCCAGATCTCCGGCGGACACGAATGGGTTATCGATCGCGGACCAGCGGAACCCGAGCGTCTGCGTCGCCGGCGAATCGCCGGTGATCCTGCCCTGCGTGTCGATCTCCTGACCGCGGTGCACGAGGACAGCCCGGGCCGCCGCCTCCCGTCGCTGGTCCTCGGTCCAGGGCTCCGAGCAGCTCGGGCAGTGAAACGCACTCTTGGCCGCGGCTTCCTCTTCCGACTCAACATCCTTCCAGCCGCGGAGGTGCTCGCGCTCCGGCGTCACGAACTCTTGGCAGTGCGGGCAGGGCCGGGCGATCCGGCTATCCGTGCCCTGCTTGATCTCTTGCCAGATGCGGCCTTTCTCGACGCTGACGGTGCATTCCAGGTAGATGCGTTTGCCGGTGCGGCCGAAAGCCCTCGTGCGGCCTTCGAGTTGCTCGATTTTGTCCGCCTCGCGGCTGGCTTCACCCGCCTCGTCCAGGCCGTCTACCTCCGTAACGGCCAGCACGCGGGCGGTATAGCCGGCCCGTTTTTTGTCGCCTCCGCCGCCGCTCATGAACCGCAGCGACGCGCCGTTTCTGAACTTGATGGCCCGCTTCACATCGCCGCCCCGGGATCCCTCGCCCGTCGTCGGTAGCAGCTCCCGATAGCGGCTGGCGTCGATGACCGGCAGGAAATCCTCTTTCCACTTGTCCTGCGCCATCGCCATGTCGGGCAACCCGATGATCACGGTTTCGCCAATCTCGAACAGGTGATACAGGACGGGCATCACGTAGCAGAGCAGCGTCTTGCCGTTCTGTGTGGGACCCGCGGCGGCGTAGCGCGTCCATTGGCCGGAGTCGATCGCCTGGAACCAGAGCCGCGAGACGGGATGCCGATCGTGGCGGTAGCGCTCCCCGGCGAAAGGGCCATTGGGCAGCAGGATTTCCGCTTCGGCCCAGTCGGTGATCGTGCGGAGAACGGGGGCTTGGGCCGCGGCAAGGCACCAGCGGAAGGCCTCAAGCAGCGGCCTGGTCGGCAGGCTTGGCAAACTCATCGTCAATCACCCGTCCGCATTCGGCTAACGCCTCGGTCACCACGCGGTGCGCATCGGTGCCGAACCGCTTTCGCAGCCGCTCCCCGGCGCGCTTCAGAATCACGGACCAGCGCAACAGTCCTTCGCGGATCCGCTCCACGCTGACGAGCTGGTGTTGCCGCTCCGCCAGCTCCAGCTCCGCCAGTGCCGCCTTGGCCAGCCGGTACCGCTCGAGTCCTTCCGAGACTTCGGCCTCGTCCTCCAGTTCGTCGTCCACGCCGCGGTGACGCGCATGCGGCTGCCAGGGTCCATCGCGCCGCAGCCACTGCGCGATGTCGTCGAGCGGATACGCCGGCGACTTGCCGGGCATGCCCTGCTTGGCCCAGTTCTTGACCGTGTCTACCGAGACGCCGAAGAACCGTGCTACATCGGCCTGGCGCTTGGCGCACCAAGGGTCCTGCTTGGGCTGCTTGGGCTTGGCCATCCTTGACCATCCTTGCTATTAAGGCACCCCGAGCCGCTCGGGCAGCGGCCATTCATCCGCGTCCGGCGCTTCCTCCGGCGGCCCCCAATCGATGTCGCCCGCGCCCTTGAACTTGTACTTGCCCCCGCGCAAAAACCCGTTGTGCTGCGCGATTCCGACACTGTTGCTAACGAACGCAATGGTCCGCCGATCGAGGAACCGGCCGTCCGTACCGACGCCCGTGACCATCTGCGCGTGCATCGTCACATCCGCCGCCGGCAGTCCATCCCGGTCGACGCAGAGCACCCACCCCGTCGTGCAATCCGGCGCGGCCGGCGCGAAGATCGCAATGGCAGTCATCGAGTAGGTCGCCGTCTGGTTGCCAGCTACGATCAGCGTGGTGCCACCGTAGTGGTAGCCTCCCAGAGAGATCGACACCGTCCAGGTACCGTCATCGACATTAAACGTGCACTGACCGCTCACGTCGGTCGTCAGCACGTACGTCTCGGCACCCTTAGAGAGCCGCACACGTGCCGATTCCAGGGGATTTGTGCCGTCATCGACGGTGACTGTCACCGTGCGAGCCCCGGCACCACTGCCGCCGCCTTCCCAGGAACCGCTGCCGTGTGCGGCCGCCAGACCGGCGCCCACGTTGGCAGCGACGTCAGCAGCCGTCAGTCCTGGATCCACGCCGCCTGTGGGACCGGTCCACAGCTTGTTGCCGGGGGCCACCAGCATGCGCACCGCAACCCGCTCGGCAATCTGGTCAATAACCTCATCCGTAATGCCGCCGCCAGCTGCAAACACCTGGCTGTTGTTCGTGACGGCGATACCGCTAAAACTGGCAACCAGATTATTGGAGCTGTCGCGCAGGATGCCAGCCGCATAATCGGCCGTCAGCGTCTCCCCGAACAGTATTGGCCGACTCGGCGTGTAATACAGCAAAGCACTGCCGTTGCCAGAATAGTACGACAAAGATACTTCCGTTGTTCCTACCAAAAGACTGAAACCATCGTCGCCCCCACCAGCGTCCAAGACTGGTTCGTCAAAGGCCACGATCATCAAATTGCCGGCCGCTGGTATCAACACGTACTCCAGCGCTGGCGGATTGGGATCGGTGCTATCTGCAATCGCCGACTGACTCAATCTCGGCAAAGTCTGAACCGCAATGGCCGAGACAATCGGATAGGCCGCAGATAGTTGCGTAAGTCGAGGCAGCGATTGACCAACTACAGAACCAGAAATCGACGCGCCGCTGGCGGACTGTGTCAATCTTGGCAATGAGAGCGCTGCACTACCCGATACGATCGGCGACGCTGCCGCCGCTTGGCCCAATTTTGGCAAAGTTTGTGCGACCGAACCGGATGGCGCCGCCGTCGCCGCCGCCGCCCAAAATACGCCCGTCCGGCTGGAATAGATCACGTAGTTTTGGTCTACCTCGTCCACGTGTTCTATGTACATAGCTTCATACGTGGTTAGAGGTACGGAGTCGGTCAATTTCGATTCTGACCACGTTGCTCCGGTATCGAATGATCGCAATCGCCATAACTCAGTCAGACCGCCAGCATAGTCACTCGCGAAAACCTCCCACGTACTGCCATTGATGGAAATCGCCCCGTTGTGTTGGTTGTGAAATTGCGTCGCACTAAGCTCTTGATGCGACCACGCCGAACCGTTCCACTTCGCGACGTACATAACGATCGAACAATAAGTGGTGACGTCGGCATTTTCTACCGGGTGCTTGCTGTAAAGCACCATCGGATAACCATTGGAATCGACAGCAATGGAGTGAGCGGACGCCGGCTTGTAATTGGCAAGCATGTCGATGGTGAGTTCGTCTGCTGGCAGCGTAAGGGTCGTGCCGTCGGCTTTCTTCCAAGTCACGCCGGCGTCATCCGACATGAAGTAGCCGACTCGCTGGTGGTGAATGTTGGTAAGACTCTGGTCCGTGTAACTCACTGCCAGATGAATCTTGGCGCCATCGACCAACATGGCGAGCGGGTAAACAGCGTCCTCCGTTGCCAGGTAATATCCGCCCGACGCTTTGAGACCGAAGATTTGAGTAGTGGTCCACGATGCCGGATCTCCGTCCAAGTCGTCGGTGTAGCGAATGTTCAACTTGGACACGTTGTCCGGCGAACCGGAGCGAGAGACGATAAAGAGCCTGTCATTACCGCCGTTATCCACTACGCCACATTGCAGATAGGAACTACCGCTGGCGGCTACGGTCTTTTCGGCTCCCCACGACGTAATGGTTTCTGGGGACGAAGATCGACGATAATGAAGCGGGTTGACGCTACCGGAACCATCGTAGAAACAATGGATATAGCCGTTGCTGTCAACACACAAAGCACTTCGATGATGAAGGTCGTTTTCGGACCCTGCCGGTACCGTCGCCAGCAAAGCCGTTGTGACAGCATTGGTGCTGAGATTGATCTTGGCTATTCGATAGGTGGTTGTCGATCGATAGGTGACATACAAAAAGCCATTGTAAACTTGAGCGCAGCGCGTCGAATGACCAACGGCGGTATCCGGATATCCGTCCGCCGCCACGACGCCACCATAGTTCGCAATGGCGAAATCCGAGCAAGCGAAATCATCAACGGTCGGGTTACCGCTGGAAGCACTGATTTGAAGTCCGGCACGCAGTCCCGAAGATGGACCAATCGTATCGACGTACCGTAGCTTCGCTGCGCCCCCGGCAAATACGGCCACGACGTAATTCGCACCGATCGTTTCGACGGTGGCTTCAATGACCGTTCCGGCGCTCGGTGCAGTGGTATTGAGAGTCGCGAGCGCCGCCGACAACGCCCCATTAACGATCCGGAAGATGCGGTACGTACTCGTCGCGGAGTTCGTGACGATGATGATGTACGCGTCCAGCGCTGCCCACGCATCGCCGTCGGCGCGTAACCAGAGGCCGACCGAATTTCCGGACGCCCAAGCCCCGATTTTGACGGACGCCTTGTGGTTGACACTGGCCAAATCGTGCTCGTAACGAGCCCGGCCCGGGTTGGTAATCATCCGCAAGGCGTTGGAATTGATGTCCAAATCGCCCTGCAACTCGGTCCAGTCCGCACCGATGTTCGTGCTGTTGGCGCGGTTGAAGTCGTCGCTAAACGATGCCATACCACATTCCCGTTCTCTGGTTCGTGCGATCGGGAGGAACGGATCAGGCTTCCGTCTCGGGCATCGTCACTGTCCAACTCGAGATAGCAAACGGTTGAGTCGCAGTAACGGTCGTCGTCGGCACGATCATGTCGGCGGCAGAGGTGCCGATGGATCCGTCGATCACCGGCGTCTTCACACCACTATTGACCGAGCACGCACGGAACCAGGCGGCGGTGCCCGACTTATTGGCGCTGGCGTCCTGCAGTGCGGGATCGACGTCGGCGGTAGCTCGCCCACCAGGGTTGGCGTCGGCCGCGGCACCGAAGGCTGGATCGTTGAGGGTAATTTCCGCCAACAGATCATATCCACCTGCGCCATCCGTCACGGCGACATCAGGATTAGTCGGTTGCGTGCCGCTCCAAATCTGGAGCACGGCCGGCGAATCGCCGGCGTCCAAGAGATCGACGATTGCGTCGCATGCGGCGCGCGCCGCCACGTTACTGATTCGGGTTGCCACTGCCATGTTGTGTTCTCCTAGACAGGCTAGCGCCTCTGAACTCCCTGGTTAGACGCGAAGAGTCATGAACGGTAACGGCTCGTCAATCGCCGTAATGATCCGCTGACCGCGGAACCGGCGCTCGTCGTGCGTGTGCACGAGCTGGACCTTAGGCTCGCGGCGCGCCATAGCCTTCACTTTCGGTGGTCCAAACTTTTTGACGAGCAACGCCGTGATTGGTTTGTTCAGCGGATAGCCTCCATCTTGCCGCAGATGATTCGCCCATCCGAACAATGCCGCGTGTACTATCTCATGGATGAGCAATCCGACTCCGACTTTTAGCCGATTCGCTCCCGCTGCCCAGTCGTAATAGGCGCTCGGGTGACTCGAAATCATGATGTTCGCCAACCACGTTCCACGCACCCACGTCGCCCCGCGATATCGTGAGTCGTTCCGCGTACCGAACAGCAACATCCAGTTGGCTCCGACCATCCACTTGTCGACGTTACAGACGGAGTGGAAATGATCCAAGGCTTGCTTGACCAAAGTCACGTACTGCTGGCCGGTGATCGTCGGTAGCCGCGACGCCGCCTCGACTGCAAAGGTGATTCTCACTGTTTACCCTCTCGCTCTAGAACGGCGGCTTTGATTGCGGCGATCTGAGACGGGGCACTGCCAGTGATCCTGAGTGGCGGCTCGATGGCAAGAGTGACTCGCATCGCAGCTTTCCTCCAGCGCTCAGCTCGAGCGGCGGCTGTGCGTTCCGCTTCGCCGGAACTGCACGACTCCGCATTCATCGCGGATCACAATCTCGGTAGTCCAGCCCGTCGGGAGTTTCCGGCATTCACACTGCGTAGCCATGCTCTGCCTCTCGGCTGCGACGTCTCCGGTTGTGAATCAGGTGGCGTGTCGCTTTATCCCCGCGGTCCAGGTGGCTGCCTGGCTTCGGCGAGCCACCACTCAACATACGCCGGCAACTCCCTGGACCGGCGCGACCAACACCACACGATCAGCTCCAACAGGCTTATCACGGCGTCAACTGCTGCAGAATCGCGACCAATACCAATGTCAAACTCGACCCCACGCAGGCTGACAGCGTGCACCAAGCCCAGACATGAGTCCGCCACAGAATCTGCATTTTTCCGACGACGCCGGGCACGTCATCCGCTCCGTAAAGCGTCTTGTCGTGCCGCTCTAATCTCTCGATCAGTCCGTGCACAGGACCCTCCCCCTTAAGCAGCCGCACAACTTCGTCGAGCGTGATCTCCTGCCGTTCCAGCGTGTGTTCCAACCGCTCCAGCCGGGCGTGCAATTCGTCTTCAGTCATTGTCGCCCCTTCACGTTGCGGATCACGGCTGTCAGTGTGTCAGTTGCGAGTTGGTCGAGGACTGCATGCCCTGCCCGTGCCAGAGCTCGTGCTTGCGTCTCCACCTCCGCCAATGTCTGGTCCAGTTCCCGGCTGATCGCCCGGCCCGCCAATCGGTTCACGGCCTCACACCGTGACGTGCGGCGGTGAGAGCAAATGCCGCTATTGACCCGGACCGTGGCGGCGGTCGTAATCGTTGTACCCCGCGGTGATTCACGAGCGCGGAT